ATGAACGATATTTTATCATGGATAGAAGTTGGAAAACTCTCTGCTGAGAGAGATGATAACCTTGTTAATTATTTTTTTGATAATGGTGTTTTGAAAAATGTTATTGAAAAGCCTTCTTCTTTTTTGATTCTTGGTAGAAAAGGAGCAGGTAAAACTGCGCTTTTTCGTTATTTAACGACAAACCCAAAGCAATTTTTGAAAGATGATGAAGTTTTGGTTTCTTTATCGTTCGAGGATTATAACTGGCGCGTACACTCTTTACTAAGTAATGAGTATGCTGCTGAGTCGTTAGCTTATAAACAATCTTGGAAGTTTGTCATTTTAGCTGAGGTGATAAAAGCCTATCTGAATTATTTAAAAGACAATAGGATCGATATTCCAAAACCATTAAAAAATGCTCAGGCTGCTTTGAATAAAATATTTGATAGTCCCTTCCCGTCTATCTCGACATTGGTAGGTCGAAAGCTTCTTAGTCTGGCAAAAATATCTCTGCCTAAAGCTGGATTGGATATATCAGATGGCGAATTAAATTCATTAGATGTAGGCGGTGGAGAGGTCAATTTTGAGGCTGCGGCTAATGACCCAAATTTACGGGATCAATTGTGTAATAATATAGACCATTTGATTGACTATTTTGAGAATTGTTTGCATGAATGCCAACCTATGCATGCAAAAATATTTGTCTGTTTCGACCGGATTGATGAAGCATGGGATGATATTTCTGTCGATATTTCGCGAAGAGTTATTGCTGGTTTAGTTACAGCTGCGGATGCTATAACGCCAAAATATCATGGTAACATTAGGCCATTAGTTTTTCTCCGTGAAGATATTTTTGAGGTTCTTAGTCTGAATGATTCAAATAAACTTCGTGAAGATTGTGGTGCTCTTTTGCATTGGAGTCGAGATACTCTTATGAAAATGCTACTGCAACGAATCAACTACTATGCAGCTATAAATAATATTGAGGCAGTTCATGATGTAGATGATCTCTTTGATCGGCCTGAGATGCGCCAACGTGCAAAACCATCTAATTACCTGATGAAACGTTCCATGATGCGTCCACGTGATATGATTTGCTTGTTAACAAAGACTATCAGTTCTATGCGGGACGACAAAAATGATCCTTTTGCAGAGAATGCTGGCGTTAGTAAAAAGCTAGAAGTTGAATATATATATCAAGCAGAGCCAAGCTACTCTGAATGGCTAAAACAAGAGATATTTGATGAATGGGCAGTGCAGCGACCTGAAATAAAAAGTTTGCTCGCTGCAATTCAGAATCATTCTTCAACAATATTTACTAAAGAAGAGCTGGTTAGTGAGCTAAAAAAGATTGACGAAAATTATAATGTTGATTCAATAAGTGAGCAGATACGATTTTTATTCGATATTTCTTTCATCGGGTTTAAGGTAGGGCAGTCAACAATTTGGCGTTATAAGTGTTTCTATCCATCACAAGGGTTCATTGATTCCGATGAGTATAAAATACACGATGGTTTGATAAGGGTTTTGAATTTGAAAGAACCAAGGGATAAAGCGGAATCACAATAATGAAAATATGCAGGTGGTGTTTGCCACCTGTAAAATAAGCATAGAAAAATTAATAATTTGTAGTTTGCCATAGGTTATTGTTATGGTTTCATCTGAGTCACATACTTGGCTGTTATTCATAATATTGTAATACATCAGTGATAAAACAAAGGGTACACGTCTAATTTTACTGTTCTTTCATTGGATTTAGTTGAATCTATTGCTATCAGTGAAACCCAAAGAGGCATTTAAGAGGCAAAGTTTTTCAAAGAGCCAGCTTGTCGTTTAGCATCAGCACCTGCTCACTATTCAATTCTTCAATCCACGCACCGTAGACTTCATAAACCATCTGCGCATTTTCGTGCCCCATCTGACTGGCAATAAAAGACGGGTTAGCGCCTGCTGATAATAACCAGCACGCGAAAGTGTGCCGTGTATGGTACGGATTGCGGCGACGAATACCAGCACGTTTTACAGCAGAGTTCCAGCGAGCGCCAATACTGCTCAGAGAGTAGTACGGTTTCTGGACCCCTTTCCTTACCCTGGGCACGAAAACAAAATGCACATTCTGCTTTTCAGTCAGCCCATATTCACGATGGTGATAGGTGATCTTCGTTTTGGGAAACAGCGCAGTCAGTTCACTCTGTGCCTTAAGAGCTTCGATTGCAGGCGTAAGCAAGGTCACTTTTCGGATCCCTGCATCAGTTTTAGGCGGGACAAACATTCCCAGTGCATTCAGGTTTCGCCTGACATGCACGGTGCCGTTCACCAGATCGACATCTTCCCAGGCAAGCGCGGCCAGCTCTCCATGCCTCAGCCCGGAGAAGATGGCAAATTGCCACATATTTCCTTTTTGCCCATGGTTGGCTGCCATCAGTTGATCGAACTCTGCCCGGGTCAGAGGGTCAGGTTTGGGCCTGCTCTTCTGTAGTTTCTTTATGCCCGAATATGCCTTTTCTGTGGTGAATCCTGACCGGTGAGCGAATCTCAAAAGAGAGCAGAGCAGGGAGATGTAGTTATCGACGGTTCTTACGCTGCGACCGATCTTATTGGGGCGAATATGTACGGCATACATTGTCTGCCCCTCAAGCAACTCCGTTCGATAGCGCAGTACGTCATTGTGCTTTATCTCACGAATGAGAGTATCAGCACCGACTACGGCCACGATGGTTTTTAGCTGCGATGCCGTTTTGTGCAGGGTACTGGCGCTTAACTCGATTTTACGGTTAGTTAACCAGGTATCGACGAGTTCACCGAATAAGCGGATCTGCACGGTGCCGGAGGTAGTTTCTGCCTGCTTTGACTCAGGAAAACGGGTGCGGTAATCAAACTCTCCCAGTGAAATCTCACTGACAATGACCGTCCTTAACTGGCCTGCTTTCTTAATATTAGAAGGGGTGGGGATCCACCCCCTTAGCAGTTCACGGCAGCGCTTACCTTTATACATGAACCAGATGCGGATGCTTTGACCGCGAATCTCCACGCCCGGTGGTAAGTCTGTCATTTATGCGTCCTGTATTAGCTGGTTAATCTTTGGGTAGTTGTACCAGGTTATCCCGCGAGATGTCTTAATGCCGGTAGGGGAATGTCGTTTAAAATGAATCCCTTCAATCCAGCATCCTTGGCGGTACTGTTCAATCTGGCGGTTATCCAGACCGGTCTTTGCCGTCAGCCTCTCTGCTACAACCCACTCTTCGGTAAAAATCACCTGTGCCATCTTTCACCTCAGGTAACCGGCATCAGTATAAAGATGCCGGGAAAGTGTTAGTGATATTTCAATATCAGGCGATCTGCCCGGGTAAGGATCGCAGGCGGCGCATGCCGGTCATCGCCGTGGCCACGTAGCTCGCTTTCCGGTTCACTATCTCCACCCAGACCTTCACTCCTTCCACCCGCACTGTGTACGTCTCTTTCATACGACTGCGCCCGTAATTGCCGTAACGTTCTGCGTGGGCCGCCAGGGCGATGTCGCAGGCCTTTCGTGCCAACGGCGACTGTGTGCTGCGGTTAATCAGTTTCATGCTGCACTGCCTTTACGACGTAGGCGCATCCGAACCCGATTTTTCTCCTTTCGTTTTTGAGCCTGTTCAGGCGTTTCACGAGAACGAGATCTGGCGTTTGATTCACGATTCCTTCGGCGGCGAGCAGTCACTGAATCCTCTTCATTATTAATATGCAGTCGCGGCTCGCCGTCTTTTGGTTCAGGCCACTGGCGGGATTTGTTCACCGCCAACCTCTCTATACACGCCTCAACAATCTGTTCGTCAGTTATTCCGGCGCGGCGCTGAGCGTCCCACAGAAGAAATTGCATATCAGCCCACTCGCTGAGATCGCTAGGTTCTGCTGCGGCCTCCAGCGCCTCCTGCGACAGATGTCTCAACGGACCGACGGGACCAACACTGCCGAAAGTAGCTTGTGACCATTCGGCGTGTTCACGGCGAACTTGCTCGCGTTCCAGTAGCGGATCAGTCGTCAGCGCTGCCAGTGCGATTTCAGCCAAGCGTTTATCCATTTGCGCCAGCTTGCTCTCCGGGAACCCGGCAACCATTGCGAGGCGCATTTCTGTTCGTGCGATTAACTGCTCTTTAGTAAATTTGTTCATGTCGTTGCCGGGAGGGCGTACCCTCCCGCCTCCCTTACGCCACGTATTCCGGTTTCATATCTGTCAGGGTGATGCTGAACTTATCGTGCAGGTCATCGCCCAAGTGACGTTTTGCCGACGCCAGTACGCGCTCGACTTCCTCGAAGCGCTCGGCACAATCCGGTTCGCCGGGCTGCGGCAGGGAGTTGATCGCCGCCTCGACCCGGTTATATGCATCCACCAGGTGATAACGCTTCACGGCCTTGTTTTTCAGCTCGGTGTACAGGGCCGAACCCAGCGTGATCTTGGCAGTTTCGATATCGGCCCGAACTGCTTTGGCGTTATCTACGTCCTGCGCGGCCTCAATGCGATCCCTGAAATCATCGGCCATAGCATCGACGTTGGCGGCTGATTCCTGCGTGCTGTGCGAGGTTGTTACGCCGTCACCTTTGATATCCTCCAGGCTGACTTTCTGAGTGGGCGCAGGGTTAATCTCCTTTTCTTGGCGATCTTCAAGCTCGTCAGGCGTATATACTCCAAGAATTACGTCAGGGCAGAACAGTCGCGCCCAGCGCTTCACTGCCAGATATGCGAGCTGTTGGCGCGGATCATCCGCCCATAGTGTTGAATTACGGGTGCGTGCCTGTGCTAACAGCAAATCCAGTTCACGCGGCTGGTCTTCACCTTTCAGCGTTGCGCGGATAATGATGCCAATTCCAGCTTCGTCAGCCATCGTCCACCCTGGTACGCGATACTCTCCTTTATCCCCTTTGCGGATATTGAATTTCCCAATGATTTTTTCCCATGGCCCGTACCATTCATATTCAAAGCGGTTGGCGAGCACGCCGCTGCGAGAAATTACCGCATTAACTAATTGAGCTTCGTATCCGAGAACACCGTTGATCAGGTGGGTTTTCTGCGCCACAGCAAAGGGATTCATCTGCCATTGGGCGGCCTGCATCGCAACAGCCATGCAGTCGGCCTGATTGCCTTGCAGGTGCTTGGGAACTGTCGCGGCACCCTGAGCCATAATCTGAGCAAATGTACTGATGGCGTTCAGATATTGAGAGTCGAACAGAGCCACGTTGGAGTTAATCACAGCGTTCTGGTCAGCAACGGTTACGTTAGTGTTTTGCATGGTCATTCTCTCCATTAAGCCAGGCGCAGCGCTTCAAGGCGGCGCAGGTCGAAGTCGTTCAGTTCGTCGGTGTAGTCTTCGGTGATCGGCGCTGGCCACACGCCAGTGTCGAAAGCGTTAGCGATGCGATTCATGGTCTGGCGATACTCGAGCATGCCCAGCTCAATCAGCTCTTCGCTGGCCTCAACGATGGCGATCCAGTGATAACCCTCGTCTTTGTTAACGAAAATCCAGAAGAACTGATCCAGCGCCGCGGTGTTCATGTACATGGCCGCGCTGAGGTGATAATCGCGGTCGATGATTTCGCGGTGCAGTCGAGAGCGCAGACCGGACTGCTTCACGTTCCACATGCTGATGGTTTTCAGGTCGGCCCCGATTCGAACGGCGTCGATGTCGATTTCCAGATCCGGGCGCACGCGGATTTCCAGCCCGGTCTCCTCATCGATACCGAAATAGCTAGTCTCAACAGCGCGATCAGGGTGCAGCAGCAGCTTGCCGGCAGTCGGGTGATCGTGAAGTGCTTTCTGAATGGCCAGCGCCGTTTGCATCTGCTGCTGAGTAACCAGAATCTTGTCGTCCGGGTTCTCGCGCCACGCATCCAGCAGTTCGTCAGCAAATACCGCATCCGGCTTAACGGACTTCACCGCCAGGATCATCTCCGCTTTCGTGCCGGACACTTTCAGCGGTGCCGGTTTCTGCGCTTCCTGTGCCACCAGGTCAGGGTTGATGATCGCAAGCTGCTCGAGGAGCGCATCACGGCTGCCACTGGTTTTCACCAGCGCGGGCAGGGTGGCGTTGTACTCTTTGATGCAGGCTTTCATGGCTGTGGCGGTATGTTTCGTGCCGTTCTCAATTCGCTGATAAACTTCTGGCAACTGCTCATAAGCTGCGTAGGTTTCATCAACAGATGCACCCAGCGGTAACTGTGCAGGCAGGGTGGCGTTGTACTCGTCCAGCAGCGCCTTGATGTCGTCGGCACTCAGCTGCGCTGGCAGGCTGGCGTTATGCGCATCGATAAAGGTGCGCAGAGTCGCCGCGGTGGTGAATGCCCCTTCCGGGATCACCGGCTCCACGCTGAACTCTTCATCAAGGTTTTCCGGCTGCAGCGCCAGCGCATGCACCAGGTTACCCATATCCAGCACTTTGGATCCTTCGCGCGAGATGGTCTTGGCGACATGGCGCGCGTTGAAGTACATCAGGCTTACACGTGCATCCTTCACCTGGGTGCTGCTGATCCCGTTTGCTGCGTGGTAGACGTTATTCGGCAGACCTTCATAGCGGCCCGGTTCGAAGTACGCTGGATACTCAGGTGCTGGTGCTGCCTGGATAGCTTCCCACTCGTCGGAGTTTTCATCGTTTTCAGCAGCAGCCACTGATAGCGTCGGCGCGGTCGCGGCCAGAACCTCAGCCGGATTCAGGGCATCTGCTTGCGGATCAGCTGCATCAGTGCTTTCGCCTGGTGGAACCGCGTCACCAGCTTCTCCTTCCTCCGGGTTAGTCTCTTCCATCTGCACATCGCTGGTGGTCTCCTCATTAACCGATGAACGGTCATCATTCTCTAGTTGTTTTTCGTCCGTCAGACCATCGATAGCGAACATGCCGCCGCCGAGGTTCGCGACCTGTGGCTGGCTGGTAGCGGCTTTTTCCGCTTCGATCTGTTCGTTAACTTCACTTTCCCAGCTCACTTCAGGGGTGTGGCGCGCCGCCGCCAGCATTTCCGCTGTAGGATGCTCATGGTCGGTTTCGGTCAGGTTTGCGTGAATGTGTCCGCGAATATGCTTAGGCTCGAAATGAATCCCTTTAAAAGCGCTACGGATCAGCGCAAAAATTGCGGCGCGAGAATAATCCAGAATGCCGGGCGTTGCGCGCAAAGCTTCAGACCATTCTTTAAACGGACTGTGATTCGCTGCGACGATAGCTTGCGCCTCGCGGAAAACATCGCTTGGAATGTCATAAATATTGAAATCGGCTGACAGGGTTGCCAGTGCAATCTCAGTATCGAGACCGTCCAAACTGGGTTTGTAGTTAGGGGAGCGATCGGTCTTAACTCCGCCGCCCGGCAGTGCTACCGGCACCTCAGGTTCAGCAACTGCGTCTGGAATCTCACTCTCCTGCCGCTCGCTGACCGAACGGATAGGCATAAGCTCAGTCGCTTCATTGAAATTTGTCGTCATAGTTCGGTTAACGAACTCGAGGTGTGCAACTGGAGTCAGGTGAATATTCTCTAGTGCGATGCGCACCAGGTTAAAAATAGCCGTGCGGTTAACCGCCAGAACGCCGGGCTGGTTGCGCAGAATGCTGCTCCATGATTTCCACGGCTCTTCTTTTTTCGTCACGATTTCTTTGGCGCGACGGAGAATGCTGCCCGGGATTTCTCGATGGTTGAAATCCATCGGCAGAAGGGCACAGGCGATCTCCAGATCGAGGGTGTCCAGGGTGTGATGCGCATCTGCGCCGCGGTCAGTTACATACCCGCCGTCGGCATTGGTGCCTGCATCTGTGCGCTGCACGTGGCTGATGCGGTTACCTGCGGCCCATTCGCGCGTCAGGATCCCGCGGTCGATATATGGAGTGGCTACCCAGGCTTTAGTGAACTGCAGCAGCAGAGCCAATTCATGGCGCTTATCCATGCTGAACACTTTTCGAATAGCATTCGTATAGCGCCACAGGTCTTTAGTATCGAAAGCCTTAATCTCAGAGCAGCTTTCAGCAGCAAGCAGAAGCGTCTGGACATAGCTATTGTCGGTATCCATCTCCAGCGCATACAGTTCCGCATGTTCACCGCGGGTGACATGATGGCGCAGTTCATCCACCGTCAGTTGAGCCAGCAGTTGCTGACGGAACGGCAGTTTGCATACTGCGTAACGAGTAAACTCATCGCCGTTTTTGAGTACCCGCAGGCCGTTCTCATACCAGTAAGGCTCATCCCTGGCCGGGAGCTTTCCACTCTTCCAGTCTTCAACCAACTGATTGCGTTCACCAGCTTCTGCCTTAATCCAGCCCGACATGAAGGCGGCCACCAGTGCAGGATCGTGTTCTTTGTCCTGCGGAAAAACTTCTTTGACGGCCTGCACCAGCTTCCACTCAGCATGCAGGCTGAGAGCGCTAATATTAGCAACGTCATTTTTGGCCTTCAGGAGACACTGGAAGTAAACATTTCCCTCATCGCTCGCCAGTTCGTTGGCGACGATGTGCTGCTCCTGGCTGATTTCCGTAAGGTATTTGTCACCCAACAGATGGACGGCGAAGCGGACAGCCGGGGTGCGATTTTCCAGCAGGGAGGTGCTGCCCACATCTGCGGTATCAGTGGCGGTTACCGCCGCGGTCGGCTGATTCTCATCGCTGGTGGCGCTGTCCAGGACGATGGTGGTTTCGCTCTGAGAGGCGGCGCCCGGGATCACGTTCCAGGTGCGCTGGTCTTCGGCTAGGGTGTAGCGCTCGCACCAGGTGTAATCAATCACGCCTTCTTCTGGCAGGTCGTCAACAATAGGCATGTCAGTACGGATCGGCTTGGCGTAGTCTTTACCGCGGCCAGTTTCGATTTCGGCGTCTTCCAGCGCGACATCGAGCGTCAGGGCGGCCCGCGCTGCACTTTTTGCAGTGAACCAAATCACCGCATCTTTCTTGCCAGACTTCTGACTGGCCTTAAGCAGATGGAAAAATTCCATGTCAGATCCTCATTTTTGGATGTAAGATCCCCGGGCCAGAGATAGCGCCCATTGGGTGTGTTTTTGGTTTTGGTATAAATTCCGGTGTAACTTTGGTCGGTGGCACCGGACGTAGACCCCGCCTTGCGCGGGTTTTACGTTAGGCTTCGTGGGCCATCTGGTCGTACGAAGCGCAACGTGTAGAACAGTAGTCACGTGGTTCGCGCGCCAGCTGGGCGCCGCGGATGAACTGCAATACGTTTTTAACTTCTTTCCCGGACTCGATTGGCTTGCGGCAGTACGCGCATGTCTTCTGCATCATCATCTCCTCAGAACTTAACCGTGGTTTCCGCTGGCACTTCGTCACTGCGGACGATCCGTTCTACCGGGTAGCAATCTCCAGAAACCTTCTGCTCGATGGCGGCCTGCTCGCATTGCTGCTGGCTGTCATAGACATCGAGAACGACATCCTGAAATTCACCATTGGTCATGCCGATGGTCAGGACGAGTGCGAATAAGGTGCCCATTAGTGCGTCCCTGCCGGAACCAGGTGCGGTTCAATATTGCGTGAGGCATACGGTCGGCGGATGTGGCGCAGATTTCCCTGCGGTTCGTGCCAATACATGCCTTCGCTGTAGTTAAAAGAGACCAGCCATGCTGCGCCGGTACGCTGATTACGCATTGGAACGGCGCGACCGCTGTTTGGTACTGCTGGATTAATTTTCATCTCAATCACCTGTTTGCCCTTGTCGCCAGGCTGGCGGAACATTTCTTTAACCTGACAACGCTGCGCGTGTTGTCGATGTAGAAACATTACAAGTTTATCTAGAAGCTGTAAAGGTGATTTATAGAAAAACTTTAAATTGGGGGCGTGAGAATTGACGCATATGTGATTGCGTTAAAGAATTTTTAGTTCGAAATGTTTTTGATGATGTCTGCTACATCGCCCTTCAGAAGGTCGAGTTCCTTTAAAACGCTTTTCGCGTGAACGATCAGGCGATTCTTTTCTGCTTCAGGCATCTGGTTGAATAAAGCCAATAACGCCTGCTCTTTGTCATCCAGTGGAGTGGAACGCGCTAATTCTTCTAATTCATCTGCAGTAGGCTCTTCACCTGGAGGTAGAAAGAACCAGTGCCCCGGCTTTCCTGTCGCAGCTGAGAGACGCTTAAGGCGCTCACCTCTCGCAGTGGTGTCGCCTTTAGACCATTGATGTGTCGCTTGTGGGCTAACCATGACTCTGCGGGCCAGCTCTGAAAGGTTCCAGCCAGTCTGCGCAAGTACTTGGTTAATGCGGAAGGCAAAGTTCTTATTTTCTTCTTTCATGCAATCCATTTTACAAACCTACCTTGTAAACATCACTTCAAGACTTGTTCAAGAAAAACTAGAAATGCTTGAAGGTTGAATGTATAGTTTTCCTTGAAACGAAAAGGAGAACCCATGAACCCTGAATTAAAGCGCCAGATCTGCACACAGATGAGTCAAACGGACATAGCTATTGCGCTTGGAACTACACCGCAAACTGTAAGCCTATGGTTGAGCGGGCAGGTGCCAGCGAATCGCGTAATCCCTTTATGTAAGGTTCTCGGGTGGAGCATTACGCCGCATCAGTTGCGTGAAGACATCTACCCGAACCCCACCGACGGCTTACCAAAGGAGGAGCATTAACAATGCAAACACTTTCTTTTCAACAGAATACCAGAGTGCCGACAGAGCGCCTGACATTCCAGTTTCAACAGGATGAGAGGGACAGCCAAAAGATTGATCACCGCGCCATCTGTTCTGCCGTTCGCGCCTGGGCGGCAGCTGAGGGGCGTGTGGCTGTAGCCTTAGCAATCAAAGAAGCGGTTGAAGAGGCAGGGCTGGTAGGAATCGAAACCAGCTGCAATGCCGATGTATGGAATGTGAAGCTGTTTCGTTGGCTGGATAACAAGGAGAAGTCTCCAGTCTACCGGGCGAACGTCGAGCAACTGGAGCCGGTCATCATTTCGGTTTTGCCCCTGGCATACCGGGATCGGGTTGTTAAGCACGATAGCTTCGCGCTTCGCATCGCCAAGTCGGTGAAAGAGGATGCTGAGGCCATTCAGGCTGTTGTTCTCAAAGCCCCAAAGCAGGAACGCTGGAAAGAGATCAGCGAAAGCATCGTTGCTAAATACCTGCTGGATGGACCGGATTCAGTCGCGCCAATTATGGCGATGGTTACAACGATGCTGGGAGGTGCTCTATGACGGGTTACAAAAAGGCGAAAGCCGCGGTGCGTGAACACCAACGGCTTTCAGATGCAAATGCGACGAACAATTGCGGTGTCAGTATGCCCAATCGAAACATGTTTTGCCAGTGCGCTGAATCGCGCTTGGATAAATCTGCCCTCAATCATTCATCAGGAGGACTCAATGGCCGGGGACTGGATAAAAATGCGAACGTCGTTGGTCACCAGTCCGAAGGTGAACGGCATCGCGCGAATTCTGGAGCGATCAACGGAGGTAGGAAGAATGCTCGCCATTAATCCTAACGTAACGCTGTCGGATGTCGTAACACGTAACGTAACGCGTAACGTAACGGTGTCACTGTTACTTTCTGTATGGGCTGCCGCTAACGAGCACACCAGTGACGGCGTATTCCGTAATGCTGACCTTTCCGACATAGATGACATTGTCGGCGTGCCAGGTTTCGGTGCTGCCATGGCCTCTGTAGGTTGGGCTGTCCATGACGTCGAAAATGACTCTGTCATTCTTCCAAACTTCAATGATTACAACAAGACAGGTACAGAACGGCATGCATCTGCTGCTGAAAGGCAGCGCCGTTATCGTGAAAAGAAAAAGGCTGCTGGTGACGTCACGCGTAACGTAACGGAAGACGTAACGGGTGACGACAGAGAAGAGAAGAGAAGAGAAGAGAAGAGTAAAGATCTAAAACAAGAGAGAGAGAAAGGCGCGGGCGACGCATTTTTGCCTCCTGACGAAAACAACCCTCCAGAGGATTTCCAGCCAGGCGCTATGGCGGGTTACCCGCCGATGGGTAAATTCCCGATCACCAGCGACTGGATGCCACAGCCTGAGTTCGCCAGACGCGCAACGCTCTGGGGAAAGAATCTTGGTACCGAGCCGGGATACACCGTGGAAGAACTTCAGCAGTTCCGCGATTACTGGTCGTGCGATGGCCGGGTAAAGCATCAGCAGCAATGGGAGATGGCGTTTGCCGATAGCCTTCTGCAATCGCGTAGCCGCATCCAAAGGTCTAAACCTGCCGGTGGGAGAGATCCCAACCGTGTTTCTGAGCCAGACAAAACCATTCCAGACGGCTTCAGGGGGTAACCATGAAAAACGCAATCGGCACCGGCAGCGCGCTTGAACGCCTGCGTAAGTTTATACCGGCCAGCGTGCAGCCGAAATTCAACAGCGTCGCAGAATGGCAGGCATGGCAGCAGGAAGAGGGCCGTAAGCACTGCCAGCTAATCGAGAAGCAAAACCAGCGCGCCCGGTCTGAGAAGATTTTTGGTCGTGCCGGAATACAGGCTCTTCACCGCAGCTGCTCATTCGCGAACTACGAGGTGTCAGGCCCGGAACAGCGTCAGGCCTACAGCATGGCGAAGAGCTACGCGCAAAACTTTGGCGGCGGCGGATTCGCAAGCTTCGTGTTCAGCGGCGCACCGGGTACCGGGAAGAATCATCTGGCGGCGGCGATCGGCAACCATCTGCTGGCAGCCGGGCACTCCGTTCTGGTGGTGACCATCCCTGACCTGATGCTCCGTGTTCGCGAGTGCTACGACGGCGGGCAATCTGAATCAGCGCTGCTTAACGACCTGTGCAACGTCGATCTCCTGGTGCTGGATGAAGTTGGCATCCAGCGCGGCTCCAGCGGTGAGAAGGTGATCATCAACCAGGTGATCGACCGTCGGCTCTCCTCGATGCGGCCGGTCGGCATCCTGAGCAACCTGAATTACGACGAGCTGGTGGCCACACTCGGCGTGCGAGTCGTGGATCGACTTCGGATGGACGGCGGCATCTGGGTCAATTTCGACTGGACAAGCTATCGCGGGAACGTATCGCACCTGCGGGCTGTGAAGTGAGAAGGGAATGACTATGCCAAGACCAAAAACTCAACGCGAGCGCACCCTGTTCATCGCCTGGATTATCGAGCTGGTGAAAAAGCATGGCCGCGCAACGACCAATGAGGTAGCCGCCATATTTGGCCTGCACCGCAATACTGCCGAGAAATACATCCGGGCTGCCGTTGAGCAGGGGAAACTTATCCGCCACGGGCGCTGCGGCGTCTTCCGCGACCAGCGGGCAGTTATCGACTTTGACATGGAACGTTATACGCACCGAGGAGCATCACATGAGTGATTCACTGAGCAACAAAGAGCTGGTGGTCGTTGGCCATCATTTTGCGAAGGCGATGAGCAGCGACACGGCGATAATGGACATCGCGAAGATTGTTTCCCGTCTGGCCGAGCGGCTGGACTGCGCCACCCTGGCGCTGCGCGAGATGACGAAGCAGCGGGACGCGCTGGTGGCTGAGAACGGGCAGATGCTGCGCCTGCTCACCGACATCAGCGAAAACCACGGAGAGTTTGTCAACGAGGAAGACGAATATCTCTACGCTTCAGTACCTCTGGATTATGTGTCAGAAGTGAACATGTATGTATCCCGCGACGTCAACGCAGAAAACCCTTTCAAAGAGACCGACGCCTTCCTGGCTGAAGTGCGTGCGCAGGATGGGAAAGTTACGCTCCCCACTGGTTATTCAGTTCGCCCGGGTCATCCGATTAACGAAGCAGAACGCGGCGTCATGATCCCAAAAGATAACGGCCCATGGCTTTCTCGTCACGATGTTGAACATGCTTTGCGGGTAGCTGGGATCCGCATCAACGGGGAGGGCTGATATGCAATGTTCAACTTGTGGCGACCAAGTCATCTGGATGGGGCCATGGTCGAACCTGACCCACACCGAATGTCAGGACTGTGGTGCCGTGAATAACCAGGTAGCGGATGAGCAAGATGATGAGAGCGATGACTAACCCATGACATTCACCAAAGAGCGTTTGCAGGAAATTGCCGAAGATGGATTTCTGAAGCACGGAGAAAGCAAGCGCAGCAGGAGATGTAGTTAAGGAGCCATTGGGCGTATTCCTTATGCTTTATATGTCATAAAATACACCTTAAAAGTGAGGCGAATGGCTTATGAAATTATTTAGAATTGAAGATGAAGACGACCTCTGGTGTGAATATGGCTTAGCATACGAGGCAATCCTTAACCTTCTGAGAAGTTCGTTTACCGACCAAGCGAAATCAAAGTGGGCTTTAGACAAGGCTTATGTCAATTGGAGGGGAGATAGTTACACGGTCAATGCAACGTTTACTCGCTTTGATGAAGTCCTTAAAGATGTTGTCATGGTCGGTTGTAATGCGGAGGGAAATCGAAAGAACGAGTTAATCGAGACATCATGTGGCGATCCGATTCCAGTTGAGTATGACTTTTGGAAAAAAGAATACTCACCAAAGGTGGCTAGATAAATGTCAGATTGGAATATTGCAGCAAAACCTCAGGAAGACCGCGATAAGGTTAACGTTGATCTTGCCGCCTCCGGGGTAGCATACAAAGAGCGCCTGAACATGCCGGTAATCGCAGAAGCGGTGAGGCGCGAGCAGCCCGAACATCTGCGTGACTACTTCGTTGAGCGTCTTCGCTATTATCGGGAGGTGAGCATTTCCTTACCTAAATCATCCGATCCTCGCTACATTGAAATGACCGAGCAAAATGCAAAATAGCTTTTTAGGAGGCCGAAATGGAAAATAACATAAGCACCTCAATGCTTATTGAAAGAGAACGAGAGCTTGATGATCTGGTGAAGATAGGCCTAGATGAACTTGAGGTCATCGACATTCATGGACAGGTTTATTCAATCCCTCTCAGTCGCCTGACAAATGCACAGCAAGTGGTGCACTGGGTTTGGAAACTTACTGAAAGAGAAGCTTTTGCCATGGACGTTGTCCGTAAATTCACTGAAGTCGCTTCTCAGTATGTTGGGTTCGACGCTAAAAACTAAATCTCCTAAGACGGATGGTAAAGATTACTTATCATACAAGCTATATGGGGATTCCCATATCGACCCGGTCAGGGCCTCTTCGGAGGCCTTTTTTATTGGCGCAATTTGGTGCTGTGCTTTCATTTTTTCAAATTCGCCAGGCATTTTGTGCGCTTAAAACATTGATCAAATCAGCTCACAGGTATACTGTATGAATATACAGTTAATGCAGCGGAGGCAATTATGAAAGTTGAGTTAACCATTGATCGTACTAAAGAACTTCCTAAGGGCGCGGTTCCGGCACTGGAAAAAGAACTCTTAAAACGACTCCAGGGCCAGTTCGATGATTGCAGTCTGGTGGTACGTCGCGCAAGCTCGGATGGATTAAGTGTTTATGGCGGCGAGAAGGAAGCAAAGAAGACGGTCGAGGGGATTCTTCAGGATACTTGGGAAAGTGCAGACGACTGGTTCTATTAAGATTGTACGCAGGGGTAGCGCGCATTTTCAGAATACCGCAATTTGCGAATCCCATTGATGCTGCTGCCGACAATTTCTAATCGCGTCTGTATGTCGCTCAGGGGGATTATGTGGGGGGTGTAGCTCAGTCAGATTTACGAGTGACCATAACCGATAGCAAAGGAAGGGAGTTGCTGTCCTTCAAGTTGGGGGCGGAGGAGCGCTACATAATTTCTAACAACGATAATTCCATAAACCACAGAAAACTAAGCAGGGATGAGCGTTATTGGTCTAAGGAAACCCTCATGGAAGTTGTAAGAGAAATGGCTTCTAAAAATTGACTTGTCACTACGTACGCAATCATAATTATTGAGCTGGCCTGAACAACCAGCAACCTGACCACGATGCGCCACGGAGAAAGCTCCCATGGCGCAGTTACAACTCATCAAGCAATCCTCAGGAATCCTGATCCCCGCCACGCCGGAGACCAGCGATTTTTTGCATTCAAAATGTAAACTCGGCGCGGTTCTCGAAGGTGAATTCCGTCGCGTCCGCAATGCAGCTCTACACCGCAAATATTTTTCTCTTCTGAACCTTGGCTTTGAATACTGGGAGCCTGCTGGCGGTGCGATCACGCCTTCAGAGAAACACATTGTTAGCCGGTACGCCGATTACCTGGCGCAACGAGTAGGCAACGGCGACATACTGGCATCCTACGCTGAAGAGTTCTTCTGCGATCTATCAGCCCGCCGTACATCCAACATTACCGCCTGTAAATCATTCGACGCTTATCGTGAGTGGGTGATCGTCTGTGCCGGTTATTACGACGTGGTATTCCTCCCTGATGGCAGCCAGCGCAAGCGCCCAAAGAGCATTTCATTCGCGAATATGGACGACACGGCGTTTGTTCCGCTTTACACCGAAACGCTGAACGTACTGTGGCGATTCATCCTCCACCGGTCATTCAGCAATCAGCGCGAGGCCGAGAACGCCGCCGCGCAGTTGATGAGCTTCGGGGGATAACCAGATGGCGAAATCATGGTTCCACTACACCGAATGCACAACCGAACAGGCCGATGAACTTCAGCGGCAGTATCAGCGCCGCGGGGTAGCCGTAACGCGCAGCCTTAATCGTGATTACCTCACCTGGACCGTCAGCGTAGAGCGACAGGAGGTTAAGTATCTCGAGCCAACGCCGCGTACGTTCCGCCAAAAGGTCTGGGGGTGATCATGGCTAAGAAACCCCGCCGTAAGTGTGCAAACCCGAGCTGCCGCGAATGGTTCCACCTGATTCGCGACGGCCAGGTGGTATGCAGCTACGAATGCGCTACGGTCATTGCCAAAGCGCAGACCGCAAAGAACCGCGCCGAGGCTTTGCGAGCTGAGAAGAAGCGCCAGCGCGAAGAGGAGAAGGCAGGGCGGCAGCGCCGCCGCGAGAAGCGTGTAGCATTGAAAACCAAAACGCAGTGGAAGAGTGAGGCCCAGACCGCATTCAACCGTTACGTGCGCCTGCGCGATGCCGGAATGCCGTGCATCAGCTGTGGCCGCCTCCCTGCTCAGAAGTATGGCGGAACCATGGACTGTGGACACTACCGCACCCGTGGTGCTGCCGCGCACCTTGCATTCAATCTGCATAACACCGCAGCGCAGTGCGTCCAATGTAACCGTGACCGTTCTGGCGCTCAGAAAGCGTTTGAGCAGGGCCTGATTGAGAGGATTGGGCTAGAGAAGGTCGAAGCCCTGAACAATAACAACGCCGTTCGGAAGTTCGATATCCCATACCTGCAGCGCATCAAAATCATCTTCACCCGTAAAGCCCGCGCGCTGGAAAAGCGCCGTACCAGACACCAGGAGTTCGCCGCTTGAAACCAGAACTGATCGAATCGCTTTGCATGCGCTGGCTGCGCCTCCGCATTTATCGCCGCCCGGGAACGGTGCTGGTGGACTATCGCATTCTTCGTAACTTTATCCGCATTTACCTGATGGCAGGAGCAGCAGCGTGAACACTCAATACCTGGAATTTGTACGCCAGCAGCTCATCGTTGCGACGGCAGATCTGAGTGGGGCGACCAAAGGGCAGTTGATGGCCTGGCTGGAGAACGCCCAGTTCGACACGAAGACCTTTAAGCGGAAGAAGCCCAAAGTTTGGGACGAGGAAAACGAGAAATGGGTGCCGGTTGATAACCCGCCTATACCCGGTAAACAGTCGCATGCCAAAGGGTCGCATATCCCCCTAGTTCAGCCGGTCGAATATTCCACGGCATCGTGGCGGCGGGCGGTCCTGTCGCTTGAGGAACACCAGAAGGCGTGGCTGCTCTGGAACTACAGCGAAAACACGCGCTGGGAGAACCAGGTGACGATTACCCAATGGGCCTGGTCAGAGTTCAGGGCGCAACTGGGCGCCAGGAAGGTGGCCGGTAAAACGATAGAGCGGCTGAAGGCGTTAATCTGGCTGGCGGCGCAGGATGTGAAAGAAACGCTGTCCGGGCGTGACGCCTATCAATATGCGGATCTTGCCGCGCTGGTGGGTGTGAGTAAAACAAATTGGTCTCAGAATTATGTTGAGCATTGGGAAGCCATGGTAGGGCTGTTCACTCGACTGGATACCGACTCACTTAAACAAGTTTCGCGATCACGTTCACAGCAGAAAGCAACAAATTACCAACCAAGTATTGCAGAAATGAACTAATTGACGTATATTTCAGCTAAATCTGATATCGTCGCCATAGCTTCACTTGTCGACCAAATCACCTTAAAAGCCCGAGGTTAACGCCTTGGGTTTTTTTATTTGCTTGCTTTTTTTAACTCCCATATATAACTTATAAAATGAAATATAGGTTATATAGGTGATTGTATGTCTATTTTAGATGGTGGCGATGGGACTGGTGGTAACGGTTCAGGGCCGCAGTTTGAACAAAGAGTTGAGTATTCTCGTACTGACGTTGCGACTACTCGTCGCGCGTTAGCTGACCTTGAATCACAAGCTTCACGCCTGGGGCAACAAATCCAGCAGCAAATGGCCAACGCGAACACTGCAAACATGGAAGAGTTTGAACGTGCATGGAAGAATCGCAGCCAACTTAACCAAGTTAATGAGCAGATAAGCGCGGTCAAAGCTACCATGGAAGAAATGATGCCGGGCGCTAGCTCTGCGAGGCTCTCTGGCGAAGAGCGTACTCAAATTCAGGGGCTCTACGCTTCTGGCCTGTATACCCAATTACAGTTGGCCAACCAGTATGGAGTATCACAGCCAACTATTGGTGATGTAGTTCGTCGCGGTAAGGACGAAAACGGAACCTCTTAAGACGCTTAGTCTGGTTTATTTTCATAAGGTCGCCTTACGGCGGCCTTTTCTATTTCAGGCTCCCGGATACCCCCATCACTCGTTTTGTCGTTAATTCATCCGGCGAGCCTGAGTCTTTCACAATGGAAACACCTATGTCCGAACCACTATCCGGCAGCGCCACGGCGCATGCAGCGGTTACGACTGCCACGTTTGCCGGGTTTTGGGCGAACACTGAGGCTGGCGTAATACTCGGGGCGCTGGCCGGAGCGCTCATTTACGTTCTTACATCCCACAATCTCAGCGCGATAGAGCGGGTGCTGTTTGGCGTGGTGTCATTCATCTCAGGTATCCTGGGTGCGCCGACGGCAACACGATTTATCAACAGCATTGTCGGGCAATACATCCCCGGCACCGAGGGTTCCGGCATCCCTGAATCACTGGGTGCCATGATTGCTGCTGCATCGATGATCACCATCGTCCTCGCCATCAAAAAGCGTGCTGAGAAAAAGGCGGCAGAGGAGGGGCAATGACTCCATTCATTATGCTGCAACTGCACGCTGTTGTTGCTCTGGTCACCGGGATCCTGATTGCTGGCTATAACCGGGGCCAGAGCCGTCACAAATGGTATTACTCAACGCTGGCTTACTTTCTTGCGCTGGCTTTCCTCTCAATCCCGATCCGTATCTGGGTGGGCAGTTACCCCGTCATCGACCGTTCAGAGCTGGTGGTCAACATCGGCTTTATGGTGGTGATGATCATCTCCCGCGGGAATATCACCGGCAAAAGGAGTCAGGCGTGACCAAAGACGGCATCTTTAATGCCATCCTCGGTAAAGAGGGCGGCTACGTGAATCATCCGAATGACAAAGGGGGGCCGACGAACTGGGGGATCACTCAGGCTACGGCGCGCGCCCACGGCTATACCGGTGGCATGCGTAACCTGACTCGTGAGCAGGCTCTGGAAATCCTCGAGGCTGATTACTGGTATGGTCCACGCTTCGATCAGGTAGCAGGTGTCTCCCCGGCAATTGCTGCCGAACTCTGCGATACCGGGGTGAACATGGGGCCATCGGTACAGGTTAAGTGGTTCCAGCGCTGGCTGAACGTATTCAACAACCAGCAGCAGCTCTATCCAGACCTTATCGCCGACGGCCAGATTGGCCCTCGCAGCATCAGCGCGCTGAAATCCTTCCTGGCGAAACGCGGAAGCGAAGGGGAAACCGTATTGCTCCGTGCATTGAACTGCAGTCAGGGTCAGCGATACCTCGAGCTGGCAGAGCAGCGCCCGGCAAACGAGTCATTCGTGTATGGCTGGGTAAGAGAGCGAGTAAGCCTATGACGAAGCTGAAAGCCATTCTGGTCGCAATTGGATTCACCGTATTGATGGTGCTGGGCGCTTTCGGCCTGGGCAGTATGCGTGGACGAGAGAAGGCAGAAGCCAAAGCTGATAAGCAGCGTACCGACGAGAACGCCGCAGCCACTGAGGCAGTAGCGGTGCGCCGGGTAGAAGCAACGAAAGAGGCCAGCAATGTACAGCAGACTGTTAACCATATGCCTGATGACGATGTTGATCGCGAGCTGCGCGGATACTGGACCCGCAAAGGTTGAGGTAATCGATACTGGCTGCGACTGGGTAAAGCCAATCTACCTGACTGACCACGACATCGATGTGCTGGACCGTCAAACGAAGAAAGACATCCTTGCGCACAACAAAGCGTGGCAGGCGAACTGCGCCAATAGGAATGATCTCACCCTTCATTAAGCGATGAAAAACATTGCGTAATACCGCCGCTTCGTTATCATCAGAGTGTTAACCCACGGAAAGTTCAAGGAGGTCTTTTTGACCCAGTTTTTGGACTTCCCCTTAAGCAACCGCTGATCTCGACGTCAGGGTTCCTGAGCCAGGGGTAACAGAAATCGAAAGGCTAGTGAGAAGGGAGATAATCCGGGATGGGCGACTATCCTGAGTGCTTTACCACCCGCGTCTGGGACGTTGGAGTCTCCCGCCATTCGGGTCGAGCCGTATGGTTAATGCATGAAGAGCCAAGGGGCTCAGGTGACGTATCTCCGCTTAGGACGCTGTTCGTACCCCGAACTGCCACCCAAACTGGAGAAGTAATTCGCGTTAACTTGGTCTGCCTTTCACCTAACAACCGCCTAAGGGCGGTTTTTTTATAGCCATCAACATGAGCACACTCATCGTAATGGCTATAGGGGATAAATCGTAAATAACCCCTACAGGGGGTAAATGTAGTGACCAATGGCAAAACCGGACTGGGGCGTGCTTCAGGAACGGTTCCTGTCCGAGTTACAGACTCCGCTCAACGGGATTACTTACCCTAAGAGAGTGAATAGAAATCGCCGAAAAGAAAATTGCCGGCCTGCAGTAGTACAACAAAGAGCAATGCTTGAGGTAACTATGTCACTACAAGTCAGCCAAAAGCCTCATAATTCCGTGAGGGATGGGATAAGCAAACAGAACTTAAAGTCGAGTAATCATCATCGGGCGCATTCACGCAGTGCGCCCGATGGTGAGTGTTACCCAAAAATAAGATTCCATCAGCCATCACTTGGCGCTAATGTGGACTTTCTCAATTCATTAGGCGAGGCATTGATGCGATTCCTTATTCAAACATTCCTGACCAGAACAAACGATGGCAGGCAACTTAAGTATGAAATATATTCGAGCAACAGGAAGCTTGATCACTTCGACAAAGTGCCGGAGGGTAGCTGCCGGGTGATCTGTTATCAATTGAGCGACAAGTCAATCCAAATCATTAATGACGATGTTGACGTAACACCTCTCTTTGAGGCAAACCAGCCAAAGCCAAATACGTGGTACTCCGATGGGCCGGACAGGGTGCGCCTTGATATGCTAATTGATTACCTCAGAGATAACAGCTAACCGCCTCTGGGCGGTTTTTTATTGCCATCACCATGGGTAGACCCATCGTAATGGCAGATGCAACTGCTCGTAATTATAAAAGGTTAGCCCTGGATGCTGCTTGAATTAATTCATCCATAAAGTAGTTTTCAGTGTTCTGAGCATAATCGATGTCAATCTCAGGACCGTCGATAAGGTCAGGGATAGTTAGAACGTTATCTTTATCAATGTGGAATACAACGAATACTGTGTTTTGCTCATTTTTATTCGAGTAAAACGTAATTTCGCAAATCGGTTTATTGTTGATGAATTTAATCTTTGACTCACTGAAACAGCGGAACGCGCACTGTGGAATCACGATCTCAAGTTCGTCGTTTGTGAACTCAAAGGTAATTTGGCTGTTTAGCGCCCTTGAGCTAGACCAATAATTGAAGACACGATCAAATAAACACTTTTTCTTAAAAAGAAGGTCCTCACCTTCGTTACCAAGCATACGTGACAATGCTGCAAACTTAAGTTTTTCCATGATCACTCCAAGGGATTTACATGGCACTCACCGACAAGCAAGATATGTTCTGTCGCGAGTACCTCATCGATTTAAACGCTACACAAGCGGCTATTCGGGCGGGGTACAGCGTCAAAACTGCAAACCGTATAGCTGCTCAATTATTGTCAAAACTTGACATCCAAAACAGGATCGCCGAACTCAAGAGTAAGCGCAACGAGGATGTGGGTATTAATGCGGATTATGTGCTTCGACGCTTGGTTGAAATCGATCAGATGGATGTATTGGACATCCTGAATGATGACGGGAGCCTTAAGCCCATCACTTCATGGCCAAAGGCCTGGCGAATTTCACTAACCGGCCTGGACATCAGCACCACAATCCAGAACTTCGATGAGGAGGCAGCGGAAACCATCCTCAAAAAGGTTAAATGGCCCGACAAAGTGAAGAACCTCGAACTACTTGGCAAGCATGTTCGTGTGCAGGCATTCAAAGAACAGATAGAGCAGAAGGTCACCGCAACCCATAGCATTATGCCGGTCCCGTCCTGCGACAACGTTGATGAATGGGAAGCAGCAGCACAGAAGCAGCAGAGCGAGGTTCTTGGTGGATGAATTACAAAGCCGTCTGGAAACCTCTGCCGGGGTCGCAGTCGCTGTCCCTGAGTTGCCCGTGTAACGAAATACTCTACGAGGGAACGCGCGGGCCCGGAAAAACTGCCGCGCAACTGGCGCGCTTTCGTCGCCTCGTTGGTCTGGGCTATGGCTCTTTCTGGCGCGGCGTCATTTTCGATACCGAGTATAAAAACCTCACCGACATCATCACCCAGTCAAAGCGTATGTACCGCCTGTTTAACGACGGCGCACGCTATCTGGCGTCAGCATCTGAACTGCGCTGGGTGTGGCCGACCGGCGAAGAGCTGCTGTTCCGATTCGGGAAAGAAGAGGGTGACTACTGGGACTATCACGGTCAGGAGTTCCCGTTTATCGGTTTCAACGAACTGACCAAGCAGCAATCGTCCGAGTTCTACGAGATGATGTTCTCCTGCCGCCGCTCATCGTTCCGGCCGGAGAATTACCCGCGGGATGATGGCTCATTACTTAAGCCGATCCCGCTCGAAACATTCAGCACCACGAACCCGTTTGGCATCGGCCATACCTGGGTGAAGAAGCGCTTCATCGAGCCAGCACCGCGCGGCACTATTATTCGCGAGACGCAAAAGGTGTTTAACCCGCAGACCGAGCGGGAAGAAGACGTGACGCTTACCCGCGTCGCGATCCACGGCTCGTTTAAAGAGAACCCGTATCTGGATCCCCAGTACATTGCCACACTGATGGCCATCAAAGACCCGAACCGCCGCAAAGCTTGGGTTGAGGGCTCGTGGGATGTCACCAGCGGCGGGCGCTTTGACCACCTTTGGAATGCTTCCCATCACGTCATTAAGCCGTTCCGCATCCCGGCTAGCTGGACGGTTGACCGTTCCCATGACTGGGGCGAATCGAAGCCGTTCTCTAACCTCTGGTGGGCGCGTACCGACGGTACTGCCGCTGAATTACCGGACGGGCGCCAATTCTGCCCACCTGCTGGGTCGCTGATCCTGATTGGCGAGTGGTACGGCTGCCCACCGGACGAGCTGAATAAAGGCCTGAACATGTCGTCCACAAACGTCGCCAAGGGCGTGGCCTGGGTTGATAAGCGGCTGGTGGGCGAAGAGCTAGCAGAGCCCGAGGAGATAAAACTCAACGGTGTGACGCAGGGGCAACTGAACATCATGCCCGGCATCTGCAAAAAGGTTATTCCCGGCCCGGCTGACGGTGCCATCTACAATACCGGCGATGACGAACTCTCCATTGCCCAGAAGATGGAATCGCAGGGCGTTAAGTGGGTGCCATCCAACAAGAAGCCGGGATCGCGCGTGAACGGCGCAGCCCTGTTTGCTGACATGCTGGAGGCCGTCATTGAAGGCAAGAAGCTGGAATCGGGTACACCTGAGAAACCAGCATTCTACGTGTTCGACTACTGCCGGGGCTGGATAAGCCGCGTGCCGGTTCTCGTTCGAGACAGTAAAAATCCTGATGATGTAGACACCCAGCAGGAAGATCACGACTGGGACGGCACGCGCTACGCCGTCCTGCATTCACCGCCGAAGAAAGTCGGCAAAGTCACCAGCCTGAGGCTCTAACTCCATGCCTGATATTTCAACACCCAATCTGGACTATGGGAACATGGTGCAGGCGTGGGACATTAACGACGCCCTGATGGGCGGTACGCTGTATATGCGCCAGCTGGGTGAGGACTATCTGCCTCGCTGGCCGAAGGAAGACAAAGAGGATTATAAAAAGCGCCTGGCGGTGGCCACACTCCTTCCTGCCTACGAAGAGACGATCAACCAGAACGTCGGGCGCGTATTCGCTGAGCCAATTCAGTTGGGCGAAAACGTGCCGGACCAGTTGCGTGAGTTCGCAAAAGACGTGGACCTTGAAGGCACCCGTCTGGATGTATGGGCGCAGTCGTTCTTTAGCCTGGCGATGCAGTATGGCCTTTCCCATGCGCTGGTGGACTATCCCCGAGTTGACTCCGAACAAGTGAGGACCAAAGCCGATGAGAAGGCCACCGGCGCGCGCCCGTACGTCACCATGCTGAATCCCCGCCAGGTGATCGGCTGGAAGTCGAAGATGACTGGCGGCAAGGTCGTGCTCACGTCGCTGCGCATCAAAGAGGTGGTGGTCGAAGACGGTGACGACTTCGGGCAGACGAAAGTCGAACAGATCCGCCTCCTGACGCCGGGCAAGGTCGAAATCTATCGAAAGACCGCTGGATGTCAGGGTGAATCAACCTGGCAAAAGCACGAAGAGTGGGCAACCTCCCGTCGAGACATTGCCCTGGTCACGCTCTACACCAAGCGTACCGGCTTTATGTGTGGTTCACCGCCACTGCTCAATATGGCGCTGCTGAACGTCAAGCACTGGCAGAGTCAGAGCGAGCAGGACAACATCCTCCACGTCGCCCGGGTGCCGATACTTACCGTGTTCGGTCTGGAGGAGGGGGAAGAGTTAACCATCGGTTCTTCATCGGCAACCTCGTTCAACGATCGGCAGACGCAGGGCCTCGAGTACGTCGAGCATACTGGCTCATCCATTGGTGCTGGCAAAGAGTCGCTGGCTGAGCTGGTGGAGCAGATGCGCCAGGCTGGCGCGAAGCTGCTGCGCACCGACAATACCTCGACGAAGTCAGTAGACCAGACCTCTGAAGAGAAAATGCAGGAGCAGTCCCCGCTCTACACCATGGCGACCAGCCTGGAGGATGCGATCGACAACATCCTGCAAATCATGGCCGAGTACATCGGTGAGAAAGAGGGCGGCAACGTTGATGTACGTACTGAGCTGGATGTTGAGTCGAATGAGTTCAACCCTCCGGCAGCGCTGGCTATTCAGTCTCTGCGCCAGGGTGGTGACCTCCGTCGTATTGATGCCATTAAAGCCCTGCAGAAGCTCAACCTGATTGATGCTGATGCCGACCCTGAGAAAGTCCTTGATGAGTTGCTGGCTGAATCGGCCTCGCTGACCGGACCACCAGCAGAAGAGGTGTGATATGGCCCGTTCCGTCAACGACCGCCTGCAGGATGAGACGATAGCGCATGGCCTGTATGTGTCGCGCTACGGCACTGGCGTCGCCCGGCGCATGGTGGCGCTGCTTAATAAACTGGATGCCGAACTGGCCGCGAAACTGCTGGTGCTTCTGGACGGCAAACGGGCGGATACCTACAGCGCCCGTCGCCTGGCATCGCTGCTGGCTGGTGTGCGTGAACTGAATCAGCAGGCCTACGAACCGGTTAAGGCGGCTCTGGCACGCGAACTGACGCGCTACGTTGAATATGAGGCCGGGTATCAACTGGACCTGTTCAGCAGCATCATTCCGCAGCAGATCCTGAAACACGTTCCGCTGCAGAGCATTGCACCCGAGCAGGTCTACGCCGCCGCAGCAGCGCAGCCGTTCCAGGGGAGATTGCTGAAGGAGTGGGGCCAGAAGCTTGAAGCCGACCGGCTGGACAAAATCACAAACGCTGTGCGCTCCGGTTTCCTTCAGGGCGAGACGGTAGAACAGATTGTCCGGCGCGTTGCCGGCACGCCAAAACTTAACCGTGAAGATGGGGTGATCAACGCATCCCGGCGTGACCTGGCGGTGGTGACTCGCACCGCAGTGAATCATATGGCCGCTACGGCGCGGCAGGAGTTTGCCCAGGCCAACAGCGATATCGTCAAGGCCAAGCAGTGGTCATCCACGCTGGATACGCATACCAGTCAGTGGTGCATCATCCGCGACCGCAAGCTCTACACCCTCGACGGCAAGCCGCTGGGGCATGTGGTGCCGTATCTGCGCGGCCCCGGAAAAATTCACTTCTGCTGCCGCTCTGGGGAAACTCTGGTCACGAAATCGTGGGAAGAGCTGAAGATACCTTCTGGCGAGTTGAGCAGCGCCACGCGCGCCTCAATGGACGGGCAGGTACCTGCGAATACCAGCTATGCCGACTGGCTCGCCCGGCAGCCATACGCGCGACAGGAGCAGGTGCTGGGTGTAACCCGGGCGCAGATGCTGCGTGACGGCAAAATCACGGTGCCCGAGATGTTTAACGACCGCGGGGAGTTTCTTACCCTTGAGCAATTGAGCCGGGTCTCAAGCCCTAAGGGGGAAGGGGCTACAAGCTTCACACTGGAACGCGCACAGTCCGTTGCGGAAATAGAAAACGGCATGCGAGGCGTTATTGCTGAGGAGCTTCGCTTCCCGGAAGGCACTTCGCTTGAGTCTGCAAGGGTGGCAGCTGGCGCTGCTCAGGACGTGATTACCCGCTTTAACCTGCCGCCAGTGAGTTCGTTTGGTGAGCAAGAGGGCATCAAAAGCACAGCTGCAGGTGCATATCTTTCAGATCGGCATGCTGTGCATATTGCTCCCTGGGCACTTGACCCGGCAACCTGGGACACTATCAGGAAAAACAGCGTCGGGGTGGACATGACCTTCCTGGTGCGGCCTGAAGTGTTGTCAAGTGATATAGATAAATCGGTGGAAGCGTTATCTCCCGCCGAACTGCCCTATGTCGCAGTGCCTTCTGTGCAGGGTACTGTCTGGCATGAGATGGGACATCACCTGTATTACTCGAACCCGGAAGTTGGCCCGTTGGTTGAAAGTGCCTATGATAAAGGCTGGTGGCGCGCACTAAGCGCCTATTCAGCAGAGTCGCCTAAAGAATTGTTTGCCGAGATTGTCTCCGCATTCATGAATGGCGATAGCCAAAGCATTATTGACCCAGAGATATTAGAGTGGCTGAGAACAAATTCCCGTACCTGAAAAAAGCCTCAGAACTGGCTCACGCCGATCCGTTGCCCGAGGATGTCATCGAACAGCTCGATGCTATCTGCAAGGAGGCAGGAGAAACAACGCCTGAAGCCAGAATGATTGGTGTCCTGATCGGCTCTGTCTACACCAGGCTTCACAGCACTGAATAACTCCCACCTCTGATATTCATAAATCAAATCAAGGCTGCCTCCGGGCAGCTTTTTTTATGCCTGCCGCCGAGCGGATGCGACGCGGTGACCGGGTCGGATGACCCACAACCAATGGCCGGAAGGCTGGAGCAAAACAATGAAACTCAAACTCGATGCTAACGGAAATGTGGTTGTTGAAAACGGTATGCCTGTGTACGTCCATGATGACGGCAAAGAGTTCCCGTTCGATGCAGCCGCAGCGATGACCAAAATCACCTCCCTGAATGGTGAAGCTAAAACTCACCGCGAAGCTAAGGAGGCGGCGGAAGCCAGTCTCGCGAAATTCGCTGGCATCTCCGACCCGACCAAGGCGCTTGAGGCCCTGGAAATGATGACCAAAATCGACCAGAAGAAGCTGATCGACGCTGGCGCCGTTGACCAGGTGAAGGCCGAGATCACCAAGGTTTACCAGCAGCAACTGGACGAAGCAAACGGCAAGACCAAACAGCTCGAAACCCAGCTCTACGACGAGATGATCGGCGGCCGCTTCGGTGGTTCGAAATTTATCTCCGAGAAGATGGCGATCCCGGCTGAGTTCGTGCGTTCCCACTTCGGCCAGAACTTCAAAATCGAAGACGGCAAGGTCGTGGCCTACGACGGGCAGGGCAACAAGGTGTTCTCCCGCACCAAGCCCGGCGAACTGGCTGGCTTCGATGAAGCGCTGGAATCCCTGGTCGAGTTGCATCCGCAAAAAGACTACATCCTCAAAGCGTCCGGCAATAGCGGCGGTGGCTCTCACCAGTCGCAGCATCAGGCCGGGCAGAAAACCATGAAACGCGATGCGTTTGATTCCCTGGATATCGCTGGCAAACAGTCAGCGCTGAAAGACGGCGTCAGCATCGTCGATTAAATCGAAAGGAGCCATAAATGGCAGGTAATACCCTTACTGGTCTGATCCCGACCATCTATACCGCGCTGGATGTAGTATCCCGCGAGCAAACCGGTTTTATCCCTGCAGTTTCGCGTGACGCCAAGGCAGATGCAGCTGCTAAAGACCAGATTGTGCGCGCACCAGTTGCGCCGCCAACCAAGACCGAAGACATCATTCCAGGACCTTCAGCACCAAATACCGGTGATCAAAATATTACTGGTGTAGATGTCACCATCACCAAATCCAAAATGGCCCCGGTCAAATGGAACGGTGAAGAGCAACTGGCGCTCGGCCCTGCAGGTACCTACAACACCATTCTGGCTGCACAGTTCCAGCAGGCATTTCGTGCACTGGCCAACGAAGTGGACGCAGATCTTGCAGCTCTATTTTACAACTCATCTCGTGCTGTCGGCGCACCGAAAGACACACCATTCAGCATCAAAGACGATTTGTCCGATGCAGCGCTGGCACGTCAGATTCTGACAGACAATGGCGCGCCAACCACTGACTTGCGCATGGTGCTGGGCGGCGAAGCGATGGCATCTATTCGCGGCAAGCAATCGGTATTGTTCAAGACGAACGAAGCTGGCACGGACCAACTGCTGCGTGAAGGTGTCATCGGTAAAATCATGGGGTTCAATCTTCATGAGTCCTTCAGCATCAAGCGCACTGCGAAGAGCAATGCTGCGGGTTACAAGGTTAACGGCGCTAAGAAGGCTGGCGACATCATTGTCGCAATCTCAGCCGGTACTGGCGGCATCGCTGTTGGTACCGCGGTGAAGTTCGACGGTGACGATAACCAGTATCTTGTTGTGGCAGCGACCTCATCAAGCATCACCATCAGCTCCCCTGGCTTGCGTCAGGATCTGGCTGACCAAACCGCTATCACTGTGCTCAGTGAATTTGCTCCGAACATGGCGTTTGATCGTGGAGCGTTCCTGCTGGCCAGTCGCACCCCGGCAATGCCGGAAGGTGGGGATACTGCTGATGACGTCATGAATGTGACCGACCCGAAATCAGGCATCACCTTCCAGGTTGCACTGTACCGCCAGTACCGCCAGGTGCGTTACGAGGTCGGTCTGGCATGGGGTGTTGCTGCCGTGGCGCCACGTCATTCCGCCATCATCATGGGCTAACCGCTGGGGCTTCGGCCCCTTTTTTATTCAGGAGGCCCGATGGCCGGATTGACCAAAGAGCAGCGCGCACAGCGTGAGGCTGAAAAGCTTGCCGCGCAGAATGGCGCTGAACAAACTCCTGCCCAGCAGGACCAGCAGGACCAGCAGGACCAGCAG